GGACGAGCCGATCTTCGCGGAGTTACCGGACGAGCCGATCTTCGCGGAGTCACCGGACGAGCCGATCTTCGCGGAGTCACCGGACGAGCCGATCTTCGCGTAGTCACCGGACGAGCCGATCTTCGCGGAGTTACCGGGCATATTCGTTCCATTCGTTTTTTCAAGTGTAAAATCAATGCACGCTTTCAAGAACCCTTTAAGTCCGAGTTTTGCGCCGATGTGAATTTTATTTGTTGCACGCTTTTCTCCGTCATTCCATACCTGCCCCAATGCTTCTACTTCCGCAAATTCAGAAAAATTTCCGTTTTCATCCACGAGGTCGTAATGGTTCAGAACCTCCCACGGGTCCTCGCAGAAATGCATGACGCCTTTGTGGCAGCATCCCACACCGTGCTCCTCATATATCGTGTTTTCCTCGTACTGTTTCCCTCTGCAGGAAAAATCTTTCTCGAATCCCTTAAAACCTTTCATTCCCATTGCCTTTTCTCCTTTCATGTGCTATGATGATGTTGTCTTTTTATGGATGCCCTTCGTCTCTCCGGAGGGCATTTTTTACATTCTCAACCACATCTGGAACACTCTGTCTTTCTTCTTTTCCGCCTTTTCGGCTTCTGTTTTCTTTCTCTTCTCCTCCGCGTCAACCGCCAGAAAAGCAAGATACCCGAGAATCATCAGCGAAAAGCACCAGAAGAACCCGCCCCAATTGATATTGCTGATGGCCACGAGTGCCGTAACCCACAGAATCACTTCTGCTGCTACAATTTTTTTCTTCAATGCTTCGCCCTCCATTTCTCCAGCTCCACTGTGTCGAACACAAGCGGGCTGTTTTTCTTCATCGGGTTGATTTTCCTCACAACCCCCGCCGGTGCGTATTTCTCGGCGCGTTCGAGCACTGTTTCCCCCAACAGGGGATTCTGCATTTTCAGCAGTTCAGATTTTCGCATATACCGCGCCGGATACGATATCCGACTTTCTTCTTTTTCTTTGATCCGGACTTCTCGTCCAAGAAACATGAAAATCATTTTTTCTGCTTCTGCTTTCGTAATTTCTTCCATCCGGGGAACCTCCTTACTACATCACCAACACGGCCGCCACAACCGTTATCAGCACCACGAAAGTTACCAGCCACGCCGTAAACCAGAATTTTGCTCTTATTCTGGCTTCTCGTATCACGCTGACTGCGAAGCCTTCCGCCTGCTCCCATGTCGTTTCTTCCATGTTCCTCCTATGATTCTGCCCAAACAAATTTACCTTTTCCTGTTTTCCTTCCGCTTCTCATTGCATTGGAAATAGTACACGGAGCAATTCCAAAATAATTTGCCGCTTTCCTAACAGATTCAAAAACGATTCCTGTTTCTACGTGTTGGATCGTTTTTCTATGGCTATATCCAAAATCTTTCGGTTTGTAACCATTTCTTAAAATTTCTTTTGCCCTTTTTTCTGCATAAGATTTTCCTCCTGTTTTTATCCAATACTTGATGAGCGCCCTATCTATTCCGAGTTTTTCTGACCAAACAGTTTCCGGAAGGATTTCTCCGTTCACATCAATGAAAATCGTGTTTCTTCGATTGTTTAGATTTTCTTTTCGTGAAATCCACCTGCAGTTATCTGGAGAATAATTTCCGTTATTATCACGTCTGTCTAAATCTAAGCCCTTTTGATATCCATTCTCTAAACACCAACTTAAAAACGGCTCAAATTTTTCCCATTCATCACAAACTTTTATTCCCCGTGCTCCGTAATTTTTGTACGCTTTGCATTTTGGATTTTTGCATCTTTGTTTCATGGCTTTCCAAGCCCAGTAGATGCTTTTATTTTCCGTCCTTATGGACACTTCTGTTTCCTCCTATCACGTTCCCTTTTTCGTCCAGCCAGTCCCACAGGTAGCGGCCTTTCCCTGAGTTTCGCCACTGTCCAAGACCTCTGAGCATTCCGTAATCAAGCCACTCTGTCACGGCTCCCGCCAATCCATCAGTTAAGCACTGCACCGTAAATTCGATCCACGCCCCCGCCGGGATGCTCTCGCTGTTTGCTAACGCCACGCGCTCGCCCTGCGGTGTCTGTCCTCTCAGCGGCCGCTCGCAGTTTCCGATCTCTCCGTCAAAATGAATCGGGATCTGACGCTCTTTCACGAAAATCAGCCCGTCAATCTCTTTCTTATACGCCTTAATTTTCGAGCTTTTCGTGTTCGGAACCTTACGCAGCATTCCGGCCGCATCTTTGAAAAATCCCTTAATCTGGTAGTCCCAATAGATCGGCACGCCCTCTTTGTTTCTCGGGAAAACGGTCATTGCTTTTTCAATCGTCTCTTCCACGCCGACTGCTTCGACCTCTTCCTTCTTTCTTGGCGCATTCGGTGCCAGAGACGCAATATAGGTCTTGTGAATCTCCTTATCTGCCGCCGCTGTTCCAAGGATTTCCTCCGTGAATGTTAATCTTACTTTGATTTCCTGCATGTTGCTTTCTCCTTTTCGTTTTTATTTTTTGATTTCGGCGCTCTGCCCTCTTCGCTGCGCACCTGCGTATCAATCCGCCGCACTTCATTTCCTTTGCTTGTCCGCTCGCATCTATGAATTGCCTTGTTATGCCGTTGCTCATCCTGGCTTCCAGTGCTATTCCCTTGCATTGCATTTCGATTCCGCGAATATCCTTTGCTCCGACCTGCGATTCCTTTCCGTAGCATTCCGGTTCGTTGGCTCGCTGTACCATGCCATCGCACAGCTCTACGGTTCGGCGCCATTCCATGGCTTTTCGTTGCCCAGTCTTTCATGGCTATTCCTTTGCTTTTCAGCTCATGACGGTGCATCGCTATTCCATAGCCTTTCTACTCAACGTTTGGCCTTTTCATCGCTGATCATGCCCGCGCGTTGCTGCTCCTTTGCGTCTCTATGCCATCATAGCTATGCCATTGCGGATAGAATTTTGTTGACGAAATATCTCTGCCCTTTCCCCGTTACTTTCGGGGTGCGGCTGATCCGAACATTTCCGTTCGGCTGGGTTATGGTTGACTCCTTAATCTCCATAACGCCGAGGTCCATGCTCTTCTGCGTTGGCATATTGTAACTGGCTCCGTCCTTCCGGATCAGATAACCGTGTTCCCGCATCCACTGGAAGAGCCGCTTCTCGCCGATGTCAACCCCGTTTTGCTTAATCAGCTTTGCAAGGTCGCCGATCAAGATTGACGTTTTGCTTGCGCTCACTGCGTCCGCGAAAATCTCTTTCGGACGCATCCGTTCAATCGTCCGGTTCTGCTCCTCAATGGTTTTCTGCGCTTCTAGGACTGCCAGAGCCAGAAGTTCCTTTCCCTGCGGTGCTGTCTGCTGATACCCGCCGGTTTTCCGGATCGCCGGGAGAACCTCCGACGTTATCCAGTGCTTGAATCTCTTTGCTTCTTCCATCTTGCTTGAGAGAATCAAGCTATACAGCCCGGATTCGTTAATCAGCGTCACTTCCCGTCGCTGACCTGCCAGAACGATTTGTTCGGTCAGCTTGTCCTCGGCGTCTACGTGGTCCCGAATGGCTTTCTGCTGGTTCTGGTACTTCAAGACCTTTGCGATACTGGAGCCAACGAACCACGGTTCTCCGTTTCGCATCTCGATTCGAATACTCCCGAAATCTGCATTCGTGATAATCATTTCGTTCATGCTTCCACCTTCTTTCTGTGGTCAAGAAAAAGCTATTTTGCTTACCGAGCAGCGCTTGCGATGCTCAATATGTTTTATATCTTCTTCTTATTCTCTTTCTTATTCTTATTCTAGGGGCGTTACTGTTACGCTACGTCCCTGTTAGCGTAACGTTATGATAACGTTACTAAGCAAATTGCAATGACCCTGTTTGCGTTTTTGCTTAGTAATATTTCTCGTTCCAGTGCCGGATGCGTCGGTAAAGTTCATCTGCCGCAGCGACTTTTTCAAGTTCTTCTTTGGTGATCGGCCGCGGCTCTCCGGCTTCCAGTTTTTCGATTTTCTTTTCCAGATCTGCGATTTTTCCGAACAGCTTTGCACTTGCATACTCTTCACTTTCCAGATCGTCCGCCAGATGTGGTAACGAAAGTAATGTTTTCAAGATTCCCATAGTCTTTACACCTTTCGTGTGCTATACTCCATTTGAAAGGAGCTACTAAATTATGCAAATACCAGATTATTCACACCTTGAACTTTCCCTTTATCAAAAATTCATTGTCCGAACCCTGCCAATATTAAAGAGTTCGATTTTTTATCGTAAAAAATCTATATCTCTTCTCTGCCAGTACGAACTGATACATCGTGTACCTCGAATTTTATTCGGTCATTACGTCTATGAGCCAACCGATTTTGGAAAAATGTATTTTCGATACAAAAGGAAAGATCATCTGCGTTTTTTGATCCCTACCACCATTTCAATAATTGCATTGCTTGAAGCATATGATGTGCTAACCATTCCATTTCTTCGCGACACATTACAAGCAATAGGCACACTACTGAAAAGTACATTGGGAAGTCTGGGTGTTTTTCACTGAACGTTTTTCGCGGTGTGAAAAGCCACCAGTTAATAAATCTTTTTAAGAGTTTCATGTTCCCTCCTTATGTTTTCTGTAACCGGGCTTTGTCCGCTTCTTCTCTATCGCGAAGTGCCGAAAGATAGATGATGACCATGTTCTTACTGTCTTCTGGCAGTGACATGAAAATATCTGCAAATTTCTTGCAATCTTCTTTATCTTTTTCTGCTACCATGTACTCACCTCCTTTGTACTTTGTACATTCTCAATATAGCACCATGTACATACTTTGTCAACATATTTTTTCGTACTTTGTACGATTTTTTCTATTGATATTTTGCTCATTCTGGTGTAAACTATCATTAGACAGGAGGTGAAAATGTTGCATGAAAGATTGAAAATGCTGCGTAAAGCCTTAAACATAGGTAGCCAGCAAAAATTCGCAAACGATCTTGGGATATCGTTTTCGAACGTCTCAAGTTATGAGATGGGAAGGCGAACCCCTTCTGATGCCGTCATTAAATTAATTTGTGAGAAATATAATGTGCGGGAAGAATGGCTCCGAGATGGAGAAGGTGAAATGTTTCGTGATGTTGATGTAGACTTCGGAACTATATGTGCTGAAATCGGAATTGAAGACTTGAAAGCCAAAGAAGCAATTATGAAATATTATCATCTGTCAAAAGAAGACAAGGAACTTTTTTGGAAGTTCATGGATCGTTTTTCGAAATAAAAGAAGCAGGGGTCAGTTCCCCTGCTTCTTATTTTCCGCGTATAATCTTTTTACAAAGCCATAAATCATATCAATGTACGCTGGATTGTAAATTTCGTCTACCATCCGTTTTATTTCTTTCTTTTTATCTTCCGGTTGTTCATCTCTCATGATTATGTACCTCCCTGACAGTGCCAATCAAAATAGTGATACCACGATTATAGAACATTCGTTCGAAAATGTCAACCGTGCGCCACGTATCTGCCTATTTCGATATACAGAATCGCTAATTTTTCAACTTTTTTCTCCCCTCCTTATTGACAGTTTTTAAAAATATGATAAAATTTTCCGTATAACATCTTTATATTTATATTACACCGGATACCGCACAAGATGTTGACGTAATTTCATGTGTGCTTGCTCTTTTGCTTGATAATTTTCGTCAGAATCTTGATACAAAGGGGGAATTTAAGGTGACTACAAAGAAAGAGATGTTAGACACATTTGCGGAAAATCTGGAAAAAGAGCGCATAAAACTCGGGTATACTCAATGTGACTTCGCGCAAAAGCTGGGAATTTCGGCATCTTCTTACCGGAACATCATTTCCCGCCGCGTGGACACGTTCAGTATCATGCTTGCGCCGAAACTCTATGAGCTGACAGGAAGATTCTTATACGAGATGTTTGGGCAACGCAGTATCGAGATTGAAGTGCTGAACAAATTCCGCAAATTAACAGATCGGCAGAAAGCCTACATAAACGCCAAAATAGAATTCGAGCTTGAGATGAAAGTCAAAGAAGAAGATCCAGCGAACATGTTGGATGTCCTGCTTTTGACAGGAAACATGGAAGATGGGATGATTCTGGATTCAGCGCATGAAGAGCATGTGTATTGCCCGGAATATATCGAGAAATACGGAGAGCGGATGCACTGTGGCATCCGGATAACATCGCACCACTTACATCCCGTATATATCAAGGGTGATATCATCGGAATCTCGAAGCGGCCGCCCAGGGACGGTGATACGTGCATCCTGGTCAATAAAAAGAACGGGCGGGCGTACATCCGTAAATTTATCCAGTCGGAACCGTGCAGAATGGAGCCGATAAACGGGTATGGGGATATCATAACCATAGATCCCAACAACCCGGACGAGATGAGGGAATGGGTTATGTTTGGCGTGGTTATCACGGTTCTGCGCAGATAGGGGGAGTCAATATGGCAGAGACAAAATATTGCAAGCATTGCGGACAGGTTATTGACGCGGATTGTGTCGTGTGTCCGAAGTGTGGAAAGCAGGTTGAGGATCTTAAAACAGATCAGAAGAACGTTATTATTAATAACAACAACAGTAGCAGCGCATCCTCTTCTGCTTCTTCAGCAGCGGCGGCGAGTGCAAGCCAAGGAGTATACGTCACAGGAAAGCCAAAAAATAAATGGGTTGCTTTCTTTCTGTGTCTTTTTACTTTATGCGGACACAAATTTTACGAAGGAAAGTTCGGAATGGGTATCCTGTACCTCTGTACTATGGGTCTTTTCGGAATAGGCTGGATTATCGACCTGTTTGCGATTCTCGGAAAACCGAATCCGTATTATGTATAGATAATAAAAAAAGGCCTAACAGACTGTGGCGCAATCTGTTAGGCCTTTCATAAGAGGTTACTCCCCGGAAGGAATAATCTAATGAACATGATTATGTTATCACACTTCCGGCGGCTTCGCAAGTGGAACGGGAAAATTTTCGATTTTTTTCGACTATTTTTTCCCGTCTGTTTGCGGCCGCTTTTTTGCACCCATTTTGCGCCGTCTCTGTGGCTTTTCCAGCCACTAAACGAAAGGAGCCTATAGATGGCAAAGGCGAAATATACAAAGCAAAAGAACGGGTATTTTCAAGCCCGTGTGTGGGATGGAAGTTATGTTGATGGAAAAAAGCACTACATCACGATCAGATCCAGAAAAAGCAGTAAGGATCTGGAAGCAAAAGTGACAGCTTACAATGACAGAGTGAGCAACTTGCAGGCAGTACAGAATAAAAATATACAGTTTAATGACTACGCGGGGCGATGGCTGAAAGTCTACAAGGCCGAAGCGGCGAATAACACCAAAAGGATGTATAAAAACATCATAGACAAGCACCTGGGACAGCTTGACGGCGTGCGGCTCTGCGACATCCTGCCGATCCACTATCAGACGGTTATCAACGACGCGGCCGGGAAAAAGCGGATTCAGCAGCAGATCCAACTCACTTTTTCGCAGATCATGCGGTCTGCGGTACATGATCGGCTCTATCCGGCTAACTTGCTGGAGGATCTAAAAGACGTTATGAAGCCGATCGACTACAAGGCCGACGAGAAACGGCCGTTGACGGAAAACGAGAAAAAAGCCATGAAAGACGCTGAGTTATCCCCATCTGACCGGATTTTTGTGGATATCCTTTATTCCACCGGCCTACGCTGTGGAGAAGCTCTTGCGCTTACACGGTTTGATATTGATTTTGTCGAGAAAACAATCAACGTCAACAAGGCCGTTGAGTTTGATGAGGCTGGAAGGCCGAGCATCAAAGACCCAAAATCAAAAAACGGCTTCCGGAAGGTGCCGATCCCGTCCAAGCTCTGCGCGTCGCTGGAAAACTACGTTCGGTTTTACATCAAAGGGACATTGCTATTTGCTATGCAGGGCGGCAAAATGGTGTCTAAATCCTCTTACCGCCGGAAGTGGGAAAGAATCATAAAGGAAATGAATAGAGTCGCCGAAAAGCCCGTATGCGGACTCACAGCCCATATTTTCCGCCACAACTATTGTACATCGCTCTGCTACCAGATCCCGCGTATCTCGATCAAGAATATTGCGTCTCTACTGGGGGATGACGAAGCAATGGTTTTGAGGATTTACAATCACATCATGCTGGAAAAAGAGGATACCGCCGGAGCGGTTGAAGCTGCTCTTTCCATGTGATACGAGGTGACACGAAAATGACACATTTACATTCCTCTACATTCCTCTACAATACCTTACTTTGATTTTCCGATAATTTCATTCCGACAACGTAAAAAGGCTGAAAACCCTAGTAAAATCAATGGTTTCCAGCCTTTTCAATTAGTGAAGCATCGGGGATTCGAACCCCGGACAACTTGATTAAAAGTCAAGTTTCCTTACCTACTAAAATGCCCGCAAATACGCCATTTTCCAACGATCCCATGACACGAAAATGACACATTTGATATTAACACACAGTGACCAGTGTGTCAAATAAAAAAAGCCGTGCCATTTCGACACGACTCTTTTTTTATTCGTAAAACACGATATCGGCGCCCGCATCGCCCTCATACTCTTCTGCGGCCTCCTCCGCCTCTTCGTAAGTTTCGACTTTTGCTATCGTTTTCCGCGTTTCTTTGTCGACTACAAAAATTTCCATTGGAGTGAATTTCCAAATATCACCGCCTCCGATCCATTCGTCATCTTCGTCGTATTCGTTTTCCTGGATCGAAAACTCTTCTACCGTGAAGAGGCTTCCGGATGCGCAAACATCCGTTTTGTATTTTTTCAATTCCTTTTCGGCTTCCTCTTTGGTTCCGAATGAAGCAATTTTTTCCGGATCCACATCGTACATCGTGCATCCTTCCTTGATTTCATCCCTTTCTTTCCAGCTGATTTCTGCTGTTGTTTTTACGATTTCAAATTTTTTCATTTTCTTATCTCCTTTTTTCTCTTTACTATTTTTTAAGTCATTGTCGATCAGTTCATTTATATACTGATTGACACTTTTTCCTTTTTGTGCAGCCCTACTTTTAATAACTTGTTTGCTTCCCGCCGGTACAACCAAATTTATCCGATCGTATTTCTTCTTTATGTAATTGTTGATGTATTCAATTTGATTAAATTCTTTTGTTTCTCTCATAATTACCGCCTTTACATCGATTTAATATCCAAGTTTTTGCATTCTTTCAATGTTAAATTTCCAATAAGTTATTACCGATGTACCATATTTCTTTATAGCATCTTCTTTTAATTCTTCACTTGTGAAAATTAATTCAAGTTTTTTTAAATCATGAAACAATTTTTTACTCATTATCGGATAATACCAATCAAATCCTCCAACTTTTTTAGTAACAATTTGATAACAAGCTCCGTTATCTAAAATTAGATCTTTTTCATCAAGTTCAATTATATTTCTACCAACTTTTAATTTTACCATTTTATTATCACCTCTTCCAATCTTCCGAGTAAATATTTCTTTCATCAATTATTATTTCGTTTCTATGGTTATAATATATCACATATTGCGCAATATGTCAATACATTTTACGTAATATATTTATTTTAATTTTACCTTAAAAAATGGCAATAAAAAAAGGCGTAGGGAAAATCCCCACGCCTCTTGATATCTTTTATATTTTTTACTGGCGGTTATACCATTTCTGCAAAGCCTTGACCATCGCAGACGGATTGCTGATTACACCGTCAACCGTTGTGCCGAGCTTGCGCTGCATCGCGCGGATGGTCTGCGGTCCGATGTAACCGTCAGCGGTTACTCCTGCCCATCTCTGCATGGCCCTGATCAGATCGGATCCGCCGGACAGCTTGCCAGACCATTCGGCCGCCGCGATGCCAGCACAGTATTTTTTATTGCTCATAGGCTGGTCACTGATCACGCCGTCTACTCCGGTTTTAAAAATCTCCTGCAAGCGTTTGGTCAGCTCCGGTCCCCATACTCCATCAACCGAAATCGCTTTTACGGTCGATTCTTCTTTCGGAGCTGCTCCGCCGTAAGTGCAATACTTAGTATGGCAGTTAATCCAGCCAGCACCGGAGAGCAGCCGTCCCCAGCTTCCATTCTGAATTTCTGTCACCGTGTAGCTGCCGCGGTCTTTGATCGTTCCAACTCGTCGGCTGTCTGCGTTCGGCTGCTCTCTAATATTAAGGTCGGTATTGACCTTGTAAATACCAGGCTCATACTTTCCGCTTTCTGGCTGTTCGACCGATGCCGCGTCACTGATCAGGCTCTTAAACCGCTCCCAATCCCCTCTCTCGATGATCTGGCTCGGGCAGTGCTTGCTACAGATATCGTAGTGGCGGTATACGCGACTTGCCGGAATGCCAGTCTCCCGCATGATCTCTTTGACGACCGCTACCGTGTTCTGAAACGCTTTTTCGTAATTATATCCCGCCTGCACGCACATCTCAACGCCGATGCTGCTACGGTTGCCGTAGCGTCCAAACAGGTTATTACCGCCGTAATTAACCCCGACGTGCCAACACCCACGGCTGTGCGGTGCCGCCTGATAGGCGGTGTCACCATCATCCACGTAATAATGGGCGGACATATTCTGAAAATTGCCGTTATACTGCGCTCGTGCGTGTGCCAGCGCGTCTGCTCCGGCGGCGAAGTTATCCGTGTTGTGGACTACGATACATTTAGGATCGTTCTCACTGTAAGTGTTCGTGTTACTGATTAATGATCTGTCAATTCTCATTTGTCGATGCTCCTTTTCCCAAAATTTCGATTCTTAGGAACATTGTACTCTTTTTCTCACGGCTCTTTGTAGGCTTGTTAGACTACGTATCGGTGATGGCTGTATCTTACGTTTTCCTGCGTTACAACGATGAATTTACGATATCAAACGAAAAGAATAGCTCAACTGTTCGTCGAGCTATTTCCATTTTTTTCGTTTCATTCAGTTCCTGTATTAATTCTCTATATCTGCTTAATCTCTGAGTTTGATCTACCATCTTAAATACCCCAAAAATTTTCCTCTATTCGCTGCCGCTTCTATCGATACGTTAAAATATTCTGCTATTTTAGATGTATCAACCATATTTCCCTCTGCCACTTTGTTTAATACAGCAAGATATTCTGTCGCCGGCATTAAAAAAGCTGCCGCAAACTCATTTGCTTGATATTCCTTTTCTGAATTTCCAATTCGATGATAAATATTATTCTCCTGTTTTTCCCACAATTCATTATTGGTTCGATAACCCATGTGAAGAAAAAGATGGCCTAATTCATGTGCTATTGTAAAACGTTCTCTTTTTTCATCTTGAAAAGGAGATACAATAATTTTAAATCCATTTCCTTCTTTCTCAACGGCACCATCAGAAAAAAAAGCTTCCTTCTGGATAGTACCACCTAGCTTTTCAACAATTTCATCAATATTTCCAATTGGTACAGATATATTGTACGCACTCAATACATCTTCCGCTAATGAATTAATCATTCTTCTAGTAGAATTATCCATTGTCACTTTTCCTTTCCTCTATAATGTCAATATATTATAACACAGTTTCTTTTATATATTCAATACCACTTATTCTTATATATAGTAATATTATTAATGAACTAGAACTTGATTAGTATAAGCTATTCTGTGGAACAATCCAATATTTTTCTCCAAGAAAACGCTTTCCATCTAATCGCCGTATAATAACACAATGGAGAAAAAATTTCGATTGCCCAATTATTACATATTTCGCATTAGTATCTAATCGAGGAGGTCGTTCGCCAAGTATCGAATAGCCATACTTACATTTTGTTTTGTACTGAAACATATAAATTTCTCCTTTCTTAGTTCTATAGCTAAAATAAATATATAAACCATTATAATCACCACAATATAATCCGTGTGTATATATAAGACAAGCACCAGTTACCATAAATGTGCCAAATGGGAAATTCCTTTGTTTGTCAATGTTTGATATGTTCAATCAGCCGGTTACTATTTTGTTTTTAAGACAATTGTATTTTTTTCCACTCATCCCAAGTAGTAAATTTGATTTTCATCCATATAGTTCCAGCGTAAGAAAAAAGCACAACAATTCCGTATTTGCTGCCGGTTGTGCTTTGACATGCAAGTAGAAATCCGCCTCTGCCATCCGGAGAACCTTGATAGACACTTACTGTGCTTTGTATTGTGAATAACCTAATTTCTCTATAGTCACATTTTATAAGTACATCTTCAGCAAGATCAGAAGCAGAAGCTATGTTTTCTGAGCTCCTGAGCCGGTTACTATTTAATTCGTTAATAGCTCCCGGGATTGTCTTATTAGTCGTATCAAGCTGAGAGATACCCTCAGACACGATTTTCTTAGCAATCCATTTCCACAGATTGCCGAAAGTAAACTTTTTATTCACTTTGGCTGGGGTGTCGTAGATGAGAGCAAGGTCGGTGTCTACCGGTTCTGTTTTTTCGGTGTAATCTGTGAATTTTGCCATATTAGTTTTCCTCCTTATTGAGCTGATTATTTTCAATATATTCATCAATTGCGGCGATATGCTTTTTCAATTCCGGGTTAACCGCGACAAAATTGCCGCGGTTATTCTGACTGATAAGGTCGCCGGAATCGTCCACCTCTGAATAGGTGTAAGCGATCCGGATGCCCTCTCCGGTTACTAATTTCGTAAAACTTGTTAAGACTTTCATTGTTTCTCCTTTCATGCTATAATTTTCGATTCTACATAATCAATATACGTCTGATAGCCGATTTCGCTGTAGTCCAATTCCGGCTCTTTTTCATATGGAGTTTCGTTCTTTTCCAGTCTTTCTAGCGTGTAATCTGCCTGTTTAGCTTTCAGTTCCCATGAAAAGCTAAGATTTGGTGTTCCTTTGACCAAAAAGTAGTCTGCCGTTTTTTCCTCGATCCACAGGTCGCCGCATCCCTCTTTCTGCAAGAACACGTTATACTTGTCATTTCTCAGCACTGTTTCGCCGAAAATATCGTCAATCTGAACGTAGCACAGGCCGTTTTCGTCCGTTTCCGCTTCTCCGATGTCTCCGAAGAACGGGCTTGGCATCTCATAGCAATACTGGAGACGCTGACCGTAGTTTTCGGTATCTACAATTCTATTTTTGGTTCCAGAAGTGTAGATTCCCTCTGCGGTTACATGTGAACCTTTTCCAAGTCCATTTCCTATTGCATAAAAGCCGCCGTTTGCATCCTCTTTTCCGGCTTTCATGTATACACCATAATTCGAGAGCGAATCAGTGACAGAGGAATATCCTGAAAGATCGTCCGTGTAACACATTCCGAAGTGTCCGCTTGTCCACGTGCTGCCAATTCCAGCTCCCGTTGATCGATCAAGCAATTGAACGCCAGGGAATAAGTACGGATTCATTTCAAAAATATATTCTTTCCGAGTAACGCCAAGTCCCCAGTTAGCCGTACTGTCAACTTTTACGCCGCCTGTGGAGATTTTGACAGCTTCATTTCCGTTGACCGTGCCTTGTATATAGTCATTTTGTGACTCAAGGTGGATCTGCGTACCATATATGGAACCTTTCTGCAAATTAAAACCGTCTTTGTTCCAGCTTCCGATCTTATTTCCACTGGAATCATACACTTCCGCTTGACCGTTGCCGTTGTTGACTCCGCCAAGTTTTAAGGTTCCTCCTTGTGCGTACGAGAAATTGAGGTACAGTTTTCCATCTTTCAAGAAAAGGCCCTGTGCAGCGCCGTTATTGGTGAGTCGGTTAAAAATTTCAAGCTGTGTTAAGGCCTTGTCCAGTGCATCTACCGCGGAGTTGTCCGTATACTTATTTCTCTTCTGCCAATCTCCGGCAACATACGAGCCGGACTCTCTGGCGGTTACGCAGGTCAGAATGTCGGATGTCGCCGAGCTGAACCAGAGGTCACCTACAGAGTATGGAGGTTTTGGCTGACTTACGAAAATCTGAGCCTTTCCGTCGATGGCATCGTAGACACCGCTCGGCGGCTCTGCTTTCATCGGCTCCCACGCGGTGCCGCTGTAGATATAGGACTTCTGCTCGGTCGTGTTGTACCACAAATCACCCTTATGCTGCTTTTTCA